GCGCATACACCACCGAGTTTAGGTAGTGTATCCTCTGCGAAGATACGCGTATCGCTACGCTTGTCATCTTTCCCTATGAAAGTATCTAGCACACCATTGTGCGCTAGAACTGTATCAGTATCGTCACCCACTTGGAACGGATGACAGTTATCCTCGTTGCGTACACCATGCGTAGCATATCTAGCATGCCATATAGCGTAGCCCTGTGGATTCTGTTGGCGCATATGAATAAACTTATTCACGGCTTTACGAGCAGACATGGTACGATAACGGAATATCTTTCCGTCAATTACCATAGCGAATCCGTATCCGTGTGGATTACTACACGCGCCTTCTGTAAGTTCGTCATGCTTAGGTACAGCATTAGGCTTACAGACTACTAATAGACACATAACACCCCCTCTAGGCGTTGATTAGTGGTCGGTTATCTAAGTTGATAGTTGGTACTTGGGGTAGTCGCGAGTACAGGTTAGGATAGATACCATTATTAGTACCGACCCAATCGGCGAACCAATCCCACTTGAGCGCGCCTAACTTAACATCAGACAGGTTCAAGTCGCGTGTGTATTCGACCGAAGCGTGGCATAATTCTAGGGCACTCATTATGCCCTCGCGCTTCATATTGCCACGGAAGAAGCGCAACTCTAGGGTATAGTCATTGTTAGTATTGACCGCGCTATACCGCTCGGTCATACTGCCAGCGTGAATCTTATCCCTGATAGTAAAGCGTGGCACGCCCCACTCATCAGGCTTATAGACATCACCGAACTGTGCGTATCGTGAATTCTTACGCCCTGCCAACTTCATCATCTCGCGTGGGTTGCGATAGATAAGCGACAAAAATCTGTGCGTATGGGCATACGACTTGAAGGCACTACGACTTACATGGACATGAAGCCCACATGAATCGGTATCATAACTACGCGCCTTGTACTCTGTGCGTAGCGTGTGTATGTAATCCCATAATTCTGTTGCTTGCTCATAGGCAGTTAGCGAGTGTGGGTGAGTGACTAACTCAAAGCCCATGCCCCTAATACTGCCGTCTGCTTTTAGATAGCAGATATTATCTGCTTCTAGTGGTTGAACTAATCTCGCCGCTTCATGGTACTCATTACTATCTATTGAGTTGAGTTCCATTTCCAACTCGAAGCCCATGAATAGGTTATTCTTATCCTTGCCGTGGAATACAGGGTTGGGCTTGTATTGGTAGTTATGTACCCTACCATCTTGGCGGTTATCGCAACCGAAGCACTCATCTGTATAGCAGACTTCACACTCGTCACAGAAGTTAGCCCTATCTTGAGCGCAGTATTCGCACCACCACTCACTATTGTCTACTTCATATTGACTTGTGCCATCACTATTGTAAGAGTTATCGCAACGCTCACAGGTGAAGGCATTATTTTGGTAGCAATCCTCGCACCAACGAGTATCTTCTACATAGTACCAATTATATTGGTCAGTACCCGAGTAGTCGCAACGCGTACACATGTAATAACAATCATTACACACATGCTCGCCGTCACTTGTAGTAAGCGAATCATCAAGGGCTACTTCTGTACCGCAACCCTCGCATGTGACTTGCTCTACTTCATCTTCTTCCACAGTATCACCCCCTCAAAGTGTCTAGTGTCCGTACTATATCAGACTTTCGCCTTGTTGTCAAACTTGACTTGGGCTTGGTCAATTAGCATGTTGCTAATCTTATCTCTAAGATTATCAACATACTTCTGAAGCCCTGTAAATCCTTGCTTGCGTAGCCTATCGCTCTCGTTGCGTAGGCTAGTGCGTAGATATTCCATCTCGCTAGGCGTTAGCACTATGATGAAGTCATCTTCACTCACAGGCTTGCCGTCAATGAACCCTAATGAAATTGTCACTTGCGCCTTGCTTTCACTATCTTGCGAGCAAGTAATACGCCTATAATGGCAATTACCATGCCCCATGATAGGTTGAAGTATAGCGGCTCAGTACTTAGGGTCAAGCCCCAACCTGTCACGCTAAACTCTAGCATGTTGTCCATACTCTATCATACCCCCTCTAGGTATGTCAATAGGTAGGCTTGTGACTTGCGCCACACTTAGGGCACTTGACACCTTGAAGCGTTAGCGCGTCAAGGGTAATCAACTTGCCACACTCGCACTTCACTATCCGTGCCGGAAGCGTTGCCATGTTGCCACCTATCTTGCGGTATTTCCGCGTGTCGCGCTAGGGTCATGAACCCTTGCCGTCTATCGGGGCGCGACTATCCTACTAATTACCCTGTAAGCCCACTAGTCGGGTGTGCTTACTCGCTGGCTTCCAATCCTGCCGTGCTAGGCGTATCTTCTCGCCGAACACTTCCGCTCTTTCCTGCCTATCTAGTTCGCGATTTAGTCGCTCATAGTGGGCGAGGATTTCATCTAATCGTGCCATGTATCCTCACTTCTCGTGTATGTTGAACCCTTGCTTTAGTGGTTCGCGGTTGCTCGCTAGTTGGGCGAGTATAGCCTTCTCTTGTGCTTCTGTCAAGTCGGGATTTAGGTTGCGCTCACCTGCCATAGCGACTTTATAGGTACGCTTGTGAAGGCGTACTACCGCGCCATGTACTAGGGGTTCAAGTGTTCGCGTGTTGCCGTGCCTATCGGTCACGACTACCGCGCTACACTTAGCACCTGTCAGGTTATAGTTGCGCTTACCCCATGGGCGACTTGCGCTAATGGTTCGCAACTGTCTGACACCTACTCCCGACCCCGCGTAGGGGTTGGTCACTTCTAACTCCCTTCTCTCTTGTTGCGCCTAAGTCTATCATACTTCCGCGAATAATCAAAATCGGGAGATGGTCGGGCGTGTCGTGTCACTTTAGGCGTACCTATCACGGGCGACCCGTTGCTACTAATAGGCGAATCGCGGAAAGCGAATCACTAGCCTAACCATCTCCCTATTGAGTTATTCACCCGAAGTATATCACACGATTTTGGAATTACCTAATCGGCGAATCTTCGGCGTGTCGTTGATAATCTTGCGACTTTCAACTACCCCCGAATCATCTCACACTTTTAAGCGCATGTCAATAGGACAAAAGGGATAAATCGGACATTGTGAGGTAAATCACATTGGAAACGGGCATATGGGATAAATGGGATAATTCGGACATGGTGCGATTCTAGCACACTTGGGGAGAGTTGTCAAGTACCCTAATGAATTGGGCGATTCTATAATATATGGGGCGAATCGGACATATCGGGCAGATAGTTCACCGCCATATATTTTTAGTGGCATAAATCACACTTTAATAACTTGACAAGTCTAGGAATCTATGGTATAATGCCCCACTTCCCCACTCAGGAAAGGCTCGGCAAACTCTCAGGTTGCTCTCAGGGAACTCTCAGGATACTTTGACCCCACGATTATTAAACTCAGTCGAGGGGCTGATATGATAGTCACCCAAAAATTTTCTGTTATAAGCCCCCCTAAATATACCTCTGACCAGGGCTTTTGCCCTGTATATATACTCCCCTAAAAATATATTAGGAAAACCAGTTCGGTTTTCCGAAATGAACAGGTTATCTATATATGTAATATATTAATATATAGAGCGAGCTTCGCTTTATGGCTCGCTCGCTATAATATATAATATATAATAATATATATGGGGATAGTCTACCGTTTTCTGGGTAGCGTTATTACTGTGATTTCTAGGGGGATAGATGGGCCGAAAACCAGGTAAGGTTGACATCCCTATGGCTGAGGCCAAGGAGCGTGTCCTTAACTTGCTCAGCCAGGGAAGCACCATAACCCAGGCTATGCTCTCAGTTAACCGAAACGAAGTAACCTTTCGTCAATGGACGATGAAGGACTCTGACTTTAAAGAAAGGGCCGACAAGGCCCGACTTGAAGGCAAGGGTGTTAAGGCTGACTTGAAGAACCTCAAGGATATACCCTTTGAGGACTTCTCTGAGCAGTTTCTAGACACCAAGCTCTTCGAGCATCATCTTGACTGGATAGACTTGATTGAGGGGCGTGAGCCCCGCTGGTTACACCCGGCGATGATATATGAACCCGGCGCGGCTAACCGAGTCCTGATTAACGTTCCACCCGAGCATGCCAAGTCAACTGTCATCACGATTAACTACGTGACCTACCGACTGGCTATAGACCCAAACGTCCGCATCATTGTAGTCTCTAAAACTCAAGGGATGGCCCGCAAGTTTCTTAGCGCAATCAAGACGCGCCTATCTCACCCGAATTGGATTAAGCTCCAAACGGCCTTCGGTCCGCAAGGCGGATATAAGGCCGATAGTCAAACCTGGAGCGCTGATATGATATACCTGGGTACTGGACGAGACTCAGGCGAGAAAGACCCTACCGTCCAAGCCCTTGGCTTTGGTAGTCAAATCTATGGCGCACGCGCCGACTTGATTATCCTTGACGATGTTGTGATGAACTCCAATGCCCACGAGTGGGAGAAGCAAATTGAATGGCTTCAGAAAGAAGTTATCACACGCTTGGGTCGACACGGGAAACTACTTATCGTAGGGACCCGTGTTGCACCTGTTGACTTGTATAAGATGATTCGCGATGGTCAGCAATGGACTGGTGGCAAATCTCCATTCACCTACTTTGCCCAGCCCGCAGTCTTAGAATTTGATGAGAAACCAAAGAATTGGAAAACCCTCTGGCCATATACCGACAGGCCTGAAGGCGATAAGGACGAAGTAAATGAACAAGGATTATATCCAAAGTGGGACGGAGCCTCTCTCTTCACTAGACGAAGCGAAGTGGCACCTTCTGTCTGGGCAATGGTCTATCAACAAGAAGACGTCACCGAAGACGCGATATTCTCGCCAGCAGCAATTGCAGGATGTGTCAACGGTATGCGAAAGCGCGGCCCTCTTAGACCGGGCGTTCCGGGGCATCCCCAACGTTTAGACGGAGCCTATACGGTTATTGGTCTCGACCCTGCGATGACGGGGAACACGGCAGCGGTGGTCGCGACATATAACCGTGCTGATTCAATGATTTATATTTTAGATGCTGTGAATATGACTGACCCAACTCCAGCAAAGATTAGAGACTTAATCGAGGACTGGGTTCAAAAGTACAAACCTCAGGAATTACGAATTGAAATCAATGCCCACCAGAAAGCCTACGCACTCGATGACGACTTGCGAAACTGGCTCTCGATGTATGGTTGCCAACTTAACTCTCACTTCACTGGTAAGAATAAGTGGGATACTTCTTTCGGTGTGGCTTCTATGGCGAGCCTTTTTGGCAGCATTAGAGATGGAAGATTCCAAGACAACAACATCATAGAGCTACCCAGTAATGAAGGTAGCGAAGGTTTAAAGGCTCTAGTTCAACAGTTGATTACTTGGAAACCTGAGACAAGAAACCCAACAGACTGCGTGATGGCTTTATGGTTTGCCATTATCCGCATCCGTGAAATGATGCAACAAGGCAGTCAAAGTACTAAATGGATGCAAAACCGCTGGGCCACAAGAGCTCAGAAGGAACGCCGTATGGCGATAAACTTAGATGAGGCTATTGCTGAGCAATGGTCTGAAATATACGGATAGGAAACTATGGCACTTACAATCGACCAGATTGCGGCACGCGTTGAATCATTGCGCTACCGTAACATGGACAGGGACGCCCGCAACAAAGACGTCCTTGCTGTACGCAAAGGTGAGATTGCTAGCGTATACCCTGATTTCTTTCCAGATGGTGTAGATGCGAATGTCGTTGCGAATTTTATTGATATTGTTGCTAGAGACCTATCGGAAGTTATGGCGCCTCTCCCGGCCGTCAACTGTTCCGCTTCAAACCAAACGAGCGACCGTGCTCGTAGCTTTGCTGACAAGCGTACTCGCATTGCTAGTAATTATTTTGCTCATTCTGACTTATCCGTACAAATGTATTCGGGGGCGGACTGGTACCTAACCTATGGATTCCTGCCGTTCATTATTGAACTGGACATGGAAGCGAACCTGCCTCGCATACGCCTAGAAAACCCATTGGGTGCTTACCCTGAATTTGACCGCTATGGCCGATGCACGGCATTCGCAAAGCGCTACTCTATGACACTTGGAGAACTTGTCTCCATGTTCCCAGAGTATGAGCGTGCGCTACTTGGCGGCCTAGGATACAAGCAAGATTTGAACTATCAAATCGAGATGGTTCGTTACTATGACAAGGACCAGTCGGTAATTTATTTACCAGACAAAGACAACCTAGTCTTATCAACAGCTAAGAATCCTCTAGGCAAGATGATGGTAGTAGTTGCTCGCAAGCCATCTATCGACGGAGAGCTGCGTGGACAATTCGATGACATCATCGGTATCCAGTTACTACGCAACCGCTTTGCGCTCCTTGCTATGGAAGCAGCAGAGAAGTCCGTACAGTCGCCTATCGTATTGCCACAAGATGTACAAGAGTTGCAACTTGGTGGAGATGCTGTCATCCGTACAGCAAACCCAGCCGGCGTTCGCCGCGTAGAACTTACACTACCGCAAGGCGCATTCACCGAGCAAACTCTTCTTAATCAAGAACTACGAGTTGGTGCTCGTTATCCAGAGGGACGAACTGGAAATGTTAATGCCTCGATTGTCACGGGTCAGGGCGTTCAAGCCCTCATGGGTGCATTCGATACCCAGGTCAAATCTGCACAAGCAATCTTTGCTAGCGCCCTCCGTGATGTAATCTCAGTATGCTTTGAGGTAGATGAGAAACTCTTCCCAGAAGAAAAGACAATTCGCGGAGTTGATTCAGGTGCTCCGTATGAAATTACTTATTCCCCTAAGAAAGATATCAAAGGCGATTACTCTGCTGATGTTCGTTACGGTATGCTTGCCGGACTTAACCCAGCACAAGGTTTGATATTTATGCTACAGGCTCTTGGCGGTAAACTTATATCAAAAGACATGGCAATGCGTGAGCTTCCCTTCACTGTCAATGTCAGCCAAGAAGTTGAAAAGATTGAAATCGAAGATATGCGCCAAGCGCTACTTGTTTCACTACAACAGTACACTCAAGCCATACCCCAGATTGCAGCAACTGGTGGAGACCCATCAGAGATTGTAAGTAAGATTGCTCAGGTAATTAAAGCACGCCAAAAGGGTAGAGCCATAGAAGATGCAATTGAGGAAATCTTCGCCCCTGAGCCACAAGTTCCTCCTGCTGGGGCTGCCCCCTCTATGGTTGAGCAACCGTCCCCTGCTCCCGCTGGCGCTCCAGTAGGAGGCGCTCTTGCACCACAAGCAGAAGGTCAAGGCGTTCCAGATGTACTAACATTACTTTCAGGTATTACAGGTGGCGGAGAGCCAACAGCAAGCGTAAGAACTATTCGCAGACGATAATCTAGGAGGGGACAATGACAACGATTATTGGTATCGAATACAATGACAAGAGCGTAATTATCGCCGATAGTCGTGTTACTGGAGATGATGGTAGAATTTACTCTCATCCAATTATGCGAAAGATTGCTAAGCGTGGAGCTATTTTAATGGCTGGCGCTGGTGAAGTTGGCCCATGTGATATAGCTCAAAACATTTGGATGCCGCCAGCATTTAGTACTAAAGACTCAAAAGACCCTTATCGCTATCTTGTGACAAAGGCAATGCCTTCACTTCGCAAGTGCTTAACTGATAATGGTTATAACTTTGATGAAGACAAAAAAGACGGTACAAGATTTCAATTCTTGATGGCAGTAGGTGGAGAGCTTTTTGATATTGATGAAGAACTCACTGTCATAAAAAGCAATGATAATCTTTATGCTATTGGCTCAGGTGGCGCCTATGCCCTTGGTGCGCTATATGCAGGAGCGGAGCCTTTAAAGGCAATGGAGATAGCTGCACAGCTTAGTGTGTATACTTTCCCTCCGTTCTATATTGAGGAACAGCAGAAGTGAATGAATTTACTCAAGCAATCGAGAACGCTATGCGAATACTTGCCAAAGAATTAAAGGACCCAGATAACCAAGTCTGTACTGGTTGGGTCTTAGTGAGTGAGTGGAGTGACTACTCAGGCACAAGATACTTAATGACAGATGTCAGCGATAACATGAATCCATGGTTAGCCAAGGGTATGTTATCATCAGCAGAAGAATATTCTTATAATCCAGAGGAGGAAAAGAATGGTTAGTGGAGGACCAAACGGTGGCCCACAATATAACCCAGCAAACATTTCCGCTACTGGTGGCGATGGGCAGAACCCAAAGAGCCCTGAAGTGGCATACCGCGGACTTGGGTATAGAACAACTGGCGAAACAAATAAGCAAGCTAAAGCGGCCCCTATTAAAGCTAAATCTGTACCTATGGGCGGAGTTGCTCGTGGAGAATATTCTCCATCCTCAAGAGCAGCAACCTTAACTGAGCAAAGCCAATTTCCAGATGAATCAATTCTTGAAGGAACTGCAATGCAGAATCCTGCAGCAGCAGTATTTCCTGCAGCAACTGATAACCCTGATTATCAAGCAATCAATCAATACCTTCCAGCAATGGAATGGTGGGCATCTTTACCCGGGACGCCGCAAACAACTAAAGATTACGTTAGGTACCTTAGGACGATAATATGAGTTTTTGGGATTCGTTAGGAAGACTTGCTAAGTTCCTGACGGAGGCACCAGATTATACGCCATCTGCAGAAGCAGGACAGCGTATACCATCGGCTGCTTACCGTCCGGATATGCCAGGTAAGTCGCCTGCCCAAACACCAAAAGCTGCTATTCCTAAAGTTCCTGGCGCTATAACCAGAGCAAATATAACTTCACTTGCTGACATTTCTAAAAATGTACCAACAAGTCCTGGAACATGGAACGATTCAGTTGAAACTCTTCGTGCTGGAGTTGTTGAAGCTGCTGGAAATATAGTCGGACCAATAGTAACTCCAGTATTTAGCCGAATCAATGAAGCAACTGGCGGTAAAGCAGAAGAAGTTTTAACTGCAGGACTTGAAAATGTCCGCAGTAACTACGCTTTTTCTCGTGACTTAGAAGCAAATAGCAGCGGAATGGGACTATTATCTGCTATAGGTACGGTTGGAGCTGGTTTATTAGCTGGCGCCGGTGCTGTTGGCTTAATGGTTGCAGGTGCTCCAGTGGCTTTAACTGCTGGAACTGCAATTGGTGTAGGCGCTTTGACTGCAGGTTTAGTTGGAGCAGCGCAGAGAAGAGCTGGAAAAGCTGGAATTCTTGGAGAGACTGTACAACAGTCCGCAATCAGAGCCGAACAAGAAGATACTTGGAACAAATATAACTTTGGAACTGATGTAGTAAAGAGCGCAGCTCGCATTGGTGGAGCAGTTTCACCATTTGGCGACACAACTCCACAGCTTTACAATACAGAATATGGCATTGGTAAAGCCGTTGCTGGTATTTTAAATCTTGGTTTTGAATTTTCTTTAGCTCCTGACATTGGCGGAGCAAGAGTTGTTGGAGCTGGAATTAGAACAGCCCGTGGTGCTGCGGCTGTAACCCCAGAAAAAAGTCTAGGTGGTTTCATTCTTAGTAAACCACTAGCTGGTCCGCTAAGAGCTCAGACAATGAGACGCTTTGAGCAAGATATAGACTTAATCAAGCGCACTGCAGCAGGCGAGCAAACTAGATATACGCCTATGTTTGAATTTTTTGAGAAGGCAACACCTGGACTTATTGCTCAGCGTGCAGAGTTTAGAAATGTCATTGGACAAGATGCAGCAAACCTACTAGCCGGACGCACTCGCGATGAGATTGCGTTAGTATTACGTGCTGGACGTGGTGATGTTGAGGCAATCAAGACGCTAGAGACAAAGCATGTTGATATTCACAATGAAATCATGCGCCTTGAAGGGGCTGTTAAAGCTTCAACCAGGGGCGGAATCATACAACTTCAGTATGCTGGCAGAAATATGGTTCTATCTAAGGCTCTTGGCTCCTATAAGACTAACCTAAAGTCTATAGAATCTGAATTAGAAGCTCTTCGTAAGAGCCGTGCCTGGTTTGATGATGCGATGAGCCTTGGTGGCGCACTTCAGGACAGAACAGCCTCCCCATTCCTATGGGTTGAGCGCTTACGAAACGACTTGGCTAAAGAGCGTCAAGCTAGAAAACTAGAAACTTCCCGTCCATCTATCCGCAAACAAGGTAGAGTTGTAGATACGCTAGGTAGAGAAACCGCTTTAGGTAAAGCAGTTCAATTCGTTTACCAAAAGAATGCATTCTCTCCGTTTATACGATTTGTTGACCGCAAGACAGATGACATTCCGCGTACCTGGTTAAACTATAATGACCCGCTACAGACACCTGAGCGTTTCAGACTAAACCTTCGTGCTGCATCCACATATAATCTTATTACCCCAGATGACGCGCAGAAGTTTTACAATGATTTCATTGGAGCTAGAACGGAATCTGCAAAGAACAAGGTAGTTGCTGACTATACTCAAAAAGTTACCGGTGCTATTGGTGCAAAGTACGGTGTGGCTCCACTTACTATACAGACAGTTCTACTAGAGTATGACCGTCAGTATGCTACAGTACTTGGTCAAGCCCGCGAAGCAGCAGCTAAGCAGCAAGGATATGTCTTTGGACCAGGCGGAGTTGATGATATTGTTCATGACCCACAACTAATAAGCCAGTTAGCCAACGGAGCTATACTTCCGGATATTGCGCTATGGGATAAAGCCTTTAAGAAGTATTCTAAAAAGGGCGGCATTGACCCACAGGTACCAATGAACCCCGCGATTTCTGCTCAGTTTATAGCAGAGGAATTTAACTCTTTATGGCGTGGTTTTACCTTAGCTCGCGCTGGTTATCCAGTAAACATTATCCGTGACTCCGCGATTCGTATGTATGGAGATATGGCATTCTTTGGCTCTATGAAGGAACTAGGCCAAGATGCTATAGAGACAATGTTTAATGTGGACAAGTCTGCACAGAGAATTAGGTTCGGGCTATCTAACATAAAGAATGCCTCATATAAGCTAGGCAGAGTACGCAAACAAATCAATATCCGCCAAGCGACTATGAATCATATAGCTGATGCCCTAAAAAGAAACAAATATGATATTAATAATCCGCCCAAGAAGGCACCAACTGACCCACTTGTAGTTGAATCTATCGCTTCTTATAATAAGTTCAGGGACGAATATAATGAACTTAGAAGACAAGAAGCAGTGCTTTTAAACACCAAGAAGTCTGTACCTAGAATTGGTAGAGACAGAATGATTAGCATTTCAGGCTATGAATTCAATGGCCCTTGGTCTGGTAGACTAGGTGAGATTAGTCGTAGGAGCATCGGCAATCCTGATGATATCAGAAAAGCCCTTGGCACAGTACGTGAAATGAATATTAATACCGCTCGCAATCAACGAGGCGGTACTAGCGCTGTCTTGGCTACAGAAAACGAAGCGTTACATATGGCTGAATGGGTTCAAACCCTAAATGATGTCATAGCTTTTGATGATGTTGCAATGAAAATTATTAATGGCGAGTCAAAGAGAAGTATAATAAACTGGCTAAGAGGCCCTCAAGCTGCTAAGTATATGGACCGTATGGGTCTAAAAACTACAGATGCCGAACTACAGTATGGCAAAGTAAGCACGCTTTTGGATATGTTTGCTCCAAGTCCACAACTTAGAGAATTAATTAAAGACAATAAGGTTACAGTGGAGAATGTTAGAAACATTTATCCAGACCCCGCAGCCCGTCCACCGCTACTAACTGACTTAATTCTAGACAGCACCGGTAGAAGCAATGCCTACATGTGGGCAAGAGATTCAGTAAAAGATACGGTAGCATGGCTATCTACAAGGCCAACCGCATCTCTTATGTTCAACCCATACTTTGCTTACAAGTATAATCTAAAGCTTCAGTCTATGGTTCATATAGCCAATGCTCAAAACTATAAACTTACATTAAAAGATAAAGATAGATTTGAAGCTGTAGCTCGACAGTATGCTATGAAAGAGTTCCGTGAAAAACTGAACTCCTTCCATAGGGATATGAATTATGGTGGTTTTGTAAACTATATCCTAGCCTTCTTCCCTGCCGTGGTAGAACAGTACAGAGCATACGGAAGAATCATATTGGATAATCCAGACTTTGCGGTTAAAGCTGGCCAAATAAGCGTAATCCCATCAGAGTATATGAATGCTCAAGAGAATCCATTTGGCGATGAATATGTTGAAGTTGATTTACCATTGATTGGTCCATCTTATACTAAGCATAGATTGCCGGCATCCTGGTTTAACCCATTAAACCCTACCGGTGGCAGCAGCATTATATCTGTTGGACCTGCTGGTGCATTTGCAACTAACTTCTTAGCAAAAGAATTCCAATGGGATAATGCCTTTACTAACTGGGTTTTGCCATTCGGAGCGCGAGAAGAAGGACTATCCTTCCTAACGCCTAATACAGTAAAACGCGGCAGTGAACTATTTAAAGCTTTTGTTTACAAGAGTGGAGACCAGTTCAATAAAGACTCTGCTAGACTTCTTCAATATAAACGATTTGAGTTTATAAAAGAATTCGATAGAGAGCCAACCCAGCAGGAGTTAAACTCCCTAAACAAAGAAGCTATGGGCGATGCTGTAGCCCTAGCATTTGGTCGCTTTGTGAACTCTGGCCTATTGCCAACTCAGCCTCAATATGTCACACCGCTCCAGCCATACCTGGATGAGCTATACAGAATGCGTGAAGCTGACCCAATTAATGGCGAAGAAAAGTTTATACAAAAGTACCCAGATTATTTCTTGTTGACATCCAGTCTAACCGACCCAACATCAGGTGTTGTTCCTGATAATACTGCAGTTCATTTGATTAAAAACAACGATGAAGCTGTAAGAAGAATCACAGCGGAAGTAGATTTAGATAACTTAACTGTATTGGGTGCTGTATTCAATGATGAGAATTACGCGTTCTCTAGCTCGGCTAATGCCTGGCTGCAGGATAGGACAATCCCTAATACTAACAAGAAGTATAGGGACTACAACCAAGCTTTCCAGTCTCAACGCTCTAGTGTTGTAAGTAAGGGTTGGGATGACTATACCAAGTTCAAAGATATAGTCGTTATGGCTATAACCGAGGATAAGAAGGACCCAACAAAAGGTTATGGAAAGATTATATACGATAAGTATATGGATGCTTTCGTTGAAAAGGCTAAGACTAAGAACTCAATTTGGTATAAAGAATGGGATACTCAGTCAGGCTCTGGTAGCGCTAAGTATAAAGCCGATGTAATTACAGCTCTAACTATCGCAGCAAATGACGATAAGATGTGGGGCGACTTACAGAAGCAGGACCGTTGGCATAGCATTGTAAACTATCTAAACTTTAGATATGATATATATGATGAATTAAAGCGCCGCAATACCACCTTTGATTCAGCTAAGGCTAAAGACTTAAGGGAGAAGGTAGACGAGTTTGTCTATAACCTAAGAGTAACTGATGTTAAGTTCGGCAAGTTCTACGATAGATACCTAGATAAGGATAAGTTTGATTTCGTATATGAAGGGCAGGGATAGTAGTGGCCAGATATAGACAAACCGGTAGAGACCGTGTGGGTCGAAGTACAATCAACGAATCTATTAATAGCAAAGTATCTAGCACGTTGCCAGACTATGCAGATATAGTTGCTACGGCAGCACCAACAATTTTTGACTTCCTTGAGTCTCTAAGTACTCCAGTTAAAAAGGGAATTGCTCAAGTTCTTAGGAAGGGCGGATTCTCAATACAAACCCTTACAGATGTAGATACAGTGCTTGGAGATGTAACAAACTTCACCTTTGAAACAACAGACTTAACTGACCCAAAGACATTTATCAATGCTATTAATAGTCAGTTAATTGGTAAGGAACCAGCCGCTGATGAAGGTGTATCTGTAAGCGTAACCAAGTACGGCAAAGAGCAGGTAGATACTTGGATTGATAAGTGGATTGTTGATAATGCTGGAATGGGTTTAGCTGCGCTTAACCAAGAGCAGGCTAAAATGCTTAGAAAAGCAGTTAAAGACTATGCCGCAAAAGAATCTGTAACTGAAGTAAAGACTGACAAAAAGGGTCGAAGAGTCACAACATATCGTCCAGGAGTCAGCGAAGCTGGCATCCAGGAGACTATAAAGAAGACTGCTACCGAGTTATTTCCTCAGGAGATAGAACGCAATAAGGCTTTCGAGTTCAGTAATATACTTAGCAAAACCCTCGGAACAAGGGATATATAATGGTAGACCCAATAGAGCGTTATCTCGGAGGGGCTATGTCTGGAACTTTACCAGATAAAGCAGTTAATCCAACTAACTTGCCAGCTACCCCTCCTCAAAATAAACAGGCTAACTTAACAGAAGATATCCGTATAATTCTTGGTTTAGCAAATTCAGACCCGGCACTTGCAGAGGCATGGAATGCATTTAGCCAGGAGCGGTATGATGATATGTATGCTGCGATTTACCGCAGCAACTTCTATAAGAATAATACAGCTATCGCCCGCAATAGACAAGCTGCTAAAGAGCGCCAACCAGGTGCATTTCAGTCTGAGTTTAGCGACTGGAAGTTAAAAACATATAAGCGTTTACGCAGCACTGGTATAAAGATAACCCCTGCTATTGAATCCCAGATGGAGCAAGCATATCTATTGGGTATGTCTGATGACCAGATTGATTCTGTGTTATCTCAAAAGGGATTACTTGGCGCAATTGGTGGAGAAATCGGCGGGGAAGTCACTGGCCTTAGAAACTATGCCAGCCAATTTGCAGTAAATAAATACTATAATGACGCCTATTGGGAGCAAGTAAAGAAGAACATATTCGATGGTACAACCACCATAGAAGATGAACAACAAAAGATTAGAGACTTGTCAGCTAGTATGTACCCAGCGTGGGCTGATAATATTCGTAGTGGCCAAAGCTTAGCTGCTAATGTTTCTTATATTACAACAATTGTATCTGATATAACCGGACGTCCAGTAACTGCGGATAGCCCAGAGGTTCAAAGATTTATGCAATGGAAGAATCCAGAGACTGGCAAGTTTGAACAACCACCAGGGTGGAAGGTTCAACAAGAGGCTTGGTCCTTACCGGGTGCGGATAGAACACCTGCCGCTATCGCTAAAGCAGATTCAATTACTAGAAAAATCCTACAGGATATTGGGGTATCGTACTGATGGCAAAGAAAAAGCAGGTAACTACTTCTAGTGCACCAGCAGCATCATCTATAGATGCCCGTTTTCAACCGTCTGGAATGGGCGGAACCAGCAGAGGCGAGAATGTTGCAGCGCCGTCAGGTGTCTCATCAACAGAAGCAATGAGATTTGCTGGTACTGCCGGGACTCCAGCTCAGCCAGCGGCAACGCCACAGAAGGTAACTTTAACTGAAGCAAAAGCTTTAGGATTTAATAGTACTCAAGGTATCACCAAGGTTGGTGACATGTACTATTTCGACAAATCCCTTGCTCCTGACAGAGAAGGGTTTGCTCCTGTTGGAGTAGCTAAACCAGGGCAAGTTCAAATGACTCCGTATTATGGAGATGTTACTGGAGCATATAAACTAACTCAAGAGCAATTCGCTCAAGCTTATGCTTCAGCAGGTGGGGACACAGACAAAATCTCTCAAAACATTTTGAAAGTAATGGAGCAGAATGAGAAGGCTGCCAAGGATAAAAAGTATCAAGAGTTATTAGTTACTTTAAAAGCTGAGAATCCTACATGGACTGAGGATAATTTAAAGCGTGCAGCAGAGCAAGGCGCGTATGGTATGTCTACTACTGGGACTCGTACTGGAAGTACTCTTTCAGGAATAGGAAATGTTTCTGGCGGTATAACTCCAACGGGTGGATTCAACTATGGCTCTTTAGCAAATGTATTCACACAAACCCCATCAGATGCGGCGGCTCCAACACCAGCATCATTGGCTGCATTGACTGGAACTACTACAACCCCGGTAACATATAACACCGAACTAGGTGTAAGCCCAGCACGTCAATCAATATTTGATGTAATAAATGACAGGCTTAGCCAGTATGGACTTGGCAGTCTTTCTGCTAAAGTTAAACAACTTATTATAGATGGCGCAACTGAAGACACTATTACCATACAACTTCAAGAGACTCCGGAATACCAACGCAGATTTAGAGCTAATCAAGAGCGCATAAAGAAGGGCCTATCTGTTTTAACTCCGGCAGAATACTTAAACGTAGAAGATTCGTATCGACAGATTCTTAGAGCCTATGGCTTAAATCAATTCGATACAGATGATTATGTTTCTCAGTTCATAGCTAATGATATATCGGCAGCAGAGTTATCTGGCCGTGTATCTACAGCAGTCCAAAGAGTGCGTAATGCTGACCCGGCAATTTCTAAAACTCTCAAAGATTATTATGGTATCGGTGAGATGGATATGGTTGCCTATGTTCTTGACCCGAATCAGCAATTACCTAAGATTGAGCGACAGATTGCCGCAGCGGAAATTGGCACAATGGCTCGCCGTCAAGGAATCGAACCTACAGTTAGCGTTGCAGAACAACTCGCAGCGCAAGGTATTAGCGCAGCAGAAGCCCAGAAAGGCTATGCTACAATTGCTGATATCCTGCCTACGGCAGAAAAACTATCTGACATTTATCAAGGTGTTGAAGATGAATACAGACTTGCCCAGGCAGAGCAAGAGGTATTTAATACCTTGGCATCAGCGCAGCGCAAACGTCAGCGTCTAATTGGACGAGAGACTGCTGCATTCTCTGGAGAATCTGGGCTAGGAAGAACATCCTTGGCTCAAAATACCGGAGGACAATTCTAGAATCCTGAGCGGACCAGTCGGCCCCGACAGTGTAAAAGACCGATAGTAGGAGCCACTCCATTACCCCGAATGGAAGTGAGGCCTGCGACTAACTACGAATAGAAGGGTGGAACGTTGCTATGAGCAACAACTACTGGGATGATGAAGACGACGAACTAGATACTCCTGAACAGTTTGCAGGTGATGGCAGTGACTTGTTAAAGAAGTTACGAAAAGCTAAGCGTGCAGATGAAAAGAGAATCAAAGAACTCACTGAGCAACTTGAGACATTTACCAAGGCGCAGCGTGAACGAGTCGTTAAAGAAGTCCTAGAAAAGAAGGGCGTGAATCAAAAAGCAGCCCGTCTTGTAATGAAAGACTTGGATGACGTTAACGAGGAGTCAGTATCTCGCTGGCTCGAGGATAACGCAGACTTGTTTGGAATCAAAACGGCTGAAGAAGCAACTGTTAATAAAGACGAACTGGCGGCTCTACGCAACCAGGATGTTATGACACAGAGTGCACTCACGCCAGACCAAGGAATGAACTTAGACCAACGCTTAAATCAAGCTCAGTCGGCAGATGAAATTCTGTCCATTCTCCGGTCACAATAAATATCCGTTCATAGTCTAGGAGACTAAAAACTAATGTCACAATATACCTCAACCGCGAGCACCTCGCTCGGCGGTACGGCTGGTGGCGCTGGTCTCGTACAGAAGGCGTATGACCGTCTTCTCGAGTTTGCTCTTCGTTCCGAACCACTACTTCGTTCGGTCGCAGACAAGCGTCCAGCACGCCAAGCATTCCCAGGCTCAACAGTAGTTCTACAACGCTATGTTGACCTTGACCAAAAGACATCAACTCTATCTGAGACAGTTGACCCAGATGCAGTTGCATTGTCAACACCAACATCTGTAACCATTACTCTTAACGAGTACGGTAATGCAGTGCTAGTAACCCGCGCTCTTGAGTTGTTCTCACTTGCAGACGTAGACCCAGCAATTGCAAATATCATTGCATACAACCTTGCTGACTCTATCGATGCAGTTGTAGGAACCACTCTAGTTGGCGGAACAAACGTTCTATACGGTGGAAGCCGTACATCCACAGCAACCCTTACTGCTTCTGACACAATTGACTCAGCGGATATCCGCCGTGCAGTTGCTAAGTTGCGTGCTAATAAGGCCAAGGCTCGCCGTGGTTCTTACTACTGGTGCGGTATCCACCCAGAAGTTTCACACGACCTTCGTGCAGAGACTGGCAATATGGGTTGGAACTTTGTTCACGCACAAAGCGCTCCTGCTGTTGATAACATCTGGGCTGGCGAAATTGGAGACTACGAAGGTGCATTCTTCGTTGAGTCTTCTCGTATGCCAAACGCTAAGGATGGCGCAGACCAGACTCCTCTTGCTACCACAACAGTAACTGTTCAAGGTGCATCTGCAGGATTCACAATCGGAGTTGCTTCATCTTCTGTTATCGCTTCGCGTGCAGAAGTTGGCGACAAGATTGCTGCTACAAACCTCGGTTCAAACGCTAAGATTGCTGCTATCTCCACCTCTGGCGATACCACAACCATTACGCTAACCGTTGCTAACACTGGTACAGTTTCTGCAACAACCACTGTAACTGTAACTCCAGTAACTCGTGTATTCGATACAATCCTCTGCGGACAGCAAGCACTTGCTGAAGCTGTTGCAGAAGAGCCACACATTGTTATCGGTAACGTAACCGACAAGTTGATGCGCTTCCGCCCAATGGGCTGGTATGGCGTACTTGGCTTCGCTCGCTATCGTGAAGAAGCATTGTACCGAATCGAAACCGGTTCTTCAATCGCTGCTAAGTAGTTGATTGACTCTGACGGGTAGACCCTAGAAAGTCTACCCTTCGGGGTGAGTTCACTAGGAGGACTTGTGACAACTTGGTTATTCCAAACCCCTACTGTAAAAGAGGGCCCGGCTGGTGAGCACCGTCTGTTTTATTTCTATAAACTTGACAGAGGTGTTACAATAGTACTAAAGCCTACCGGTGGATACGCACAGATAAGGTACCCTGTAGATGGGGACTTAGACTCATATCCGCAAGTATACCGCGGTGGCTCTAGGTACGAGGTGGACGATGCAACGAAGGCAGCGTTAATCGCTGGCGGAGTTGGTGTTACAGAAAGTAATTTTACTGCACTATGAAACATTGGGAGTATCATCCTGAGTCAGTCGAAGGTTGCTTTGGCTGTAAAGGGTTAAGCGTCCAGATGAATGCTGGGGATGCTGACAGTCGTAGGACTATACCGAATAAAGCATTCAACAAAGAATTGGATGCCTATAAAGAGGCTAGAGCCCAAGGCATTCAGCCCGCTGGAACTTCTATGAAGAAAATCCAAGAGGCAGTCAAGGCTAGTGAGACATTAGGTAGAGCATATGACTCTAGCAAAATGCCACCAGCAAAACATATAAACAATAAAACAGCAGCGGTAATGAAAGAACTAGGAGTATAGAATGCCAAAGGTAAACGGTAAGAAGTTCCCATACACAGCCAAGGGTAAGAAGATGGCTAAGGCGTATGCAGCAGCCGAGAAGATGGAATCCAAGGCTGAAAAGAAAATGGAAATGAAGAAGGGCATGAAGAAGGTTGCAAAGAGAAAAGGCAAGAAGTAATGAAGGCCAAAAAGGGAATGGGTTTCAAGGCAGCACAGAAGTCAATCGCCAAGAAACAAGGTGTGTCGATGGAGCGTGCTGGTGCAATCCTCGCATCTGGAGCCCGCAAAGCTTCCAAGAAGGCAGTCAAAGCCAATCCGAATCTCAAGAAGGTCCGTGGCATGACTAAGAAGAAAGGCAAGTAAATGGCTACCCGTATTGGACCATTATCTAGATATGGTAGAAATTTAGGTAAAGAAGCAGTTGAATTGGGCAAAGCCTGGAAGCAAGCATTTGATGCTTCTGCCGATAGTAGTCGTGGCGCGGATGCTAGAGCAGCAAAGTTTAATGCTCAACAAGCAGCAGCTCAAGGACAATTTATTGGTGCTTTGTTTGGTAGAGCGTATGACAAGAAAGGTCGTCGCACAAAGTGAAGAAGACTGCTAAGCAAAAGAAGATTTCAAAGGTAATGCGTGAGTTTAAGAAGGGCGAACTTAACATTGGCAAATCTTCAAAGAAAGTGAAGTCTAAGAAACAGGCTGTAGCCATTGCATTGTCACAAGCAGGTATGGCTCGTAAAAAAAAGGGTAAGTAAATGGCAGGAAGAACTCGTATTGGTCCATTGGCCAGCGCCAAGAGATGGCTTAATAATGTCGTCAATGAGGCCGGAGAGGCTACCAATGCTGGTGAGGCTTATGTAAAAGCCAAGTATGTATTTGACAGATTACCCGCTCCAGCAAAAACACAAGACAAATTCAAAACATTAGCAGAAATGAAAGAGCGAGTCAGACAGGAACGCGGTCAGTATTTTGGAGCATTGCTTCAGAACCGACAGTATGATGGCTCTGGAAAACAAATTAAAGCAAAGAAGAAGAAGTAATGTCTTCGGGCAAGTATAAGCCTCACAGGGGATTTAACCCAATCCAAATTAAGGACGGTATGGTTGTGAGGCTTAGAAAAAATGGAACCGTCAAAACAGTTCTAGGAAAGTATGGCGA